CGGTTAAAGGAAAATTAATATGTTTGATAAATTAAAAAAGATATTTAAGAAAGCAGAACCGCTAACGCCGGTTCCAGCCGAAGCTGTTAAACAGCTCAAAAAAGAACGTGCTAAAAAAGCAGAGCCAGCAAAGTCTGCCAAAGAACTAGCAACAGAAGCTGGCGAGCCCTATGTCACTATCTTGTCAATGGATGTAGACCCCGAGAATATTCATGCCGGTGCATTTGAATTAGACTGGAACGACAAGTTTGTTGCTAATCTTATTCGTGCCGGATATGTAGGGAAGACACACGAGGACATTGTAGATCAATGGTTCCAGAATGTTTGCCGCCATGTTGTTATGGAAACGTGGGAACAAGAGCAGGCAATGAATCCCGAGCCTAATTCTCAAAGATTTACACGCAGCCGAGACATTGGTAATGGCCGCACAGAGGTTTCCTAGCACTTATGAAAATAGGTGTATTCGGCGACAGCTATGCAGAACGCTATTGGGATAAAATCTGGTGGCGTTATTTAGAAACTGAGCATGGACATACAGTAACTTGTTTCGGTCAGGGCGGTTCTAGTATCATGTGGAGTGCTAGACAAATTGAACAGCATGCTGCTAAGTTTGATTTTATCATTTGGTGCCTTACATGTCCAGGCAGGTTTAGCTTTCAAATGACCGAACATACTTACGTGCATTCTACTTCAGTGTCAAATAACCTCGATCAATATAATTTAACTCCTGAGGTCAAGAAAAAGATTCAAGTGTCTGCTGACTACCTCAAGTATGTGTATGACATGCACGAAGAAACTCTGGTAGGTCGTTCTGTTGCACATTATTTTATGCAACGTTATCCTAATCTAATGATTATACCCTGTTTTGCAGATCCACTGGCAACTGAGTTCAATCTCTATAACTTGTGCGAAATTGAACTGCAACATTTTTTTCCTGATAAAAAAGTTTGGGAAGTATATCAAGACTACGAAGAAATGCGGGCAGGACATTTGACTGACGAGAACCATCACGTACTAGCACAGTTGATTAACAATAAACTAGTACCTGGAATTTTTCAGACACAGTACACCAACTTTAAAATACCCACTGTACCACAAGATCAAGTTGTATCTAAAAAAGGATTTATCTGATGAACATAGGTGTATTTGGTGACAGCTATGCAGAGAAAACTGACTCGCTTGATAAAATTTGGTGGGGTATATTGCAAGAAACATACGGGCACCAGGTAACTGTCTACGGTGAGTCTGCGTCTAGTATTATGTTTAGTTTTAATTTAATCAAAGAACATGCTGCCAAATATGATTTGGTAATCTGGTGTTTAACTCAGCCTGGCAGGATTAGTTTTCAATTTGACAATTGTTACTATCACTTTAACCGTGCTAGCAATTTTGATTATGCTCCGCAGTTTGTTGCTAAAAAATTCAAAGCGTTTACTACCTGGTGGGACAATCTTGTCAATTGGGATGATGAATCAGTCATCGGACAAGCACTAGTTCATTATCTGCAACAGCAGGTTCCAAATTTAATGATCATTCCATGTTTTGATTCGCCGTTGGAAACAAACTTTCATTTATATCAGTTGTACATGAATGAAACTGAGCATTATTTTCCTGGCATACCAATTGAGAAAGTTATACAAAAATATTCCGATCATCGAAAAGGACATTTAACACCGACTAGTCACCGTATTTTAGCGCAGTTGATCAACAACGATTTATCGCCTAAAATTTTTCAAGCTAGTTACGATAATTTTGTAACACCAGTTGAAGTTTTTGAAACTATTTTTACCAAGAACAAATGATATTATACGTGAACGGTGACAGTCATACCGCAGCAGCAGAAGCAGTAAATGCACACGCATTTGCCGAAGACGATCAACAATGGAATTACTTAGGACGATTGCCGCATCCTGATAATATTAAAGTCAGTTGGGGACAAGTTCTGGCCGATACAATTAAAGCTGGATTTGCATGCGATGCAGAATCTGCTGCCAGTAATACTCGAATTATGCGTACTACTCGACACTGGTTGTTAGAGAATCCTACAGCATATCGGGATTCATTGGTAATCATTCAATGGAGTACTTGGGAACGGCAAGAGTGGCTAATTGATAATGTATATTATCAAGTCAATGCCAGTGGCATTGATATAGTACCCGAAAGCCATCAACAACAGTACAAAGAGTACATTGCCAATATCGATTACGGGAAAACCGTTGTTGATGCCCACGAGGACATTTGGAATTTCCATCAAAGTCTCAATTTGCTAGGTGTTAAACATATCTTCTTTAACGGTAACCATAGTTTCCAGGGTATACAATCCCAAAAGGATTGGGGTACCAGTTATATCAAACCATATGATGCTGCCGGAACTTACCACGGGTGGCTAAGAAACAACGATTTTGAAACAGTTTCCAAGAATTCCTGGCATTTCGGTAAGGAAGCCCATAGCGCCTGGGCTCGTTTTATGTTACAATATATTGTTGCTAACAAATTCATTTAGGTTATTATGAAATACGTTCTTATTGACACAGCTAATCTGTTTTTTCGTGCTCGCCATGTGGCCTTTCGTGCCACCGACGAATGGGAGAAAGTTGGCTATGCGCTACACATTACACTCAGTGCAGTAAACAAAGTAGTCAATAAGTTCGGTGCAGACCATGTGGTTTTTGCCTTGGAAGGTCGTAGTTGGCGCAAGGATGTGTATGCTCCCTACAAGCGCAATCGGTCGGATGCTAGAGCTGCACAAACAGAAAAAGAACAAGCTGAAGACAAATTGTTCTGGGAAACGTTTGATCATTTGACTAAATACTTGGCTGAGAGTACCAATTGCTCAGTAATCAGAAACGAAAACGCAGAAGCCGACGATATCATTGCTCGTTGGATAGCACTACACCCCCAAGATAATCATGTAATTATTTCAAGCGATACAGACTTTGTTCAGCTTCTTGCCGAAAATGTCGATCAATACAACGGTATTACTGATGAGTTACTGACAATCCGCGGGATTTTTGATGCCAAAAGCCGACCTGTAATTGACAAAAAAACTAAAGAACCCAAAGTTATTCCCAATCCCGAATGGTTACTGTTTGAAAAATGCATGCGTGGTGATTCAAGCGACAACGTGTTTTCAGCATATCCTGGAGTTCGTGTTAAAGGTACCAAGAACAAAGTGGGCCTGACAGAAGCATTTGAGGATCGCGATAAAAAGGGATATGCTTGGAACAATATTATGTTACAACGGTGGACAGATCACAACGGTGTAGAACATCGTGTACTAGATGATTACGAACGCAATCGTATTCTAATTGACCTTACAGCACAACCGGTTGAGATCAAACAAGCAGTAGACGACAGTATCTGTCAGATGATCAGTTATAAGGATATCGGACAAGTTGGTATTAGATTCATGAAGTTTTGTGGCAAATACGAACTGGTCAAGGCCAGTGAATCAGCAGAGCAGTATGCCCGCTGGTTAAATGAAACATACAAAGGAGTATTGGATGATCGTAGCTAAACCTGTTATACCAAACCAATTTTGGATTCTCAAAGATGGAGAAAACAAAATTGGTAATATCGAAGCAGGACCAAATGGATTTTCTGTTAAAATTGGAAATCAAGTACAACGCTATAAAAATATCAGTACCATTAAACAAAAAGTGGCTATTTCTTTTGATCCAGTTATTAAAAGTCAAGCTGCTGTTACTACTAATAAAGTACATGGGTATCCTACTTCCGGACGTCCGCACAATGGAATTTACGATGTTAAACATCAAGTGCCGCTTTGGACACGAGAACCAAGATCAAAATCTTGGTATTCTGCCGGGTGGTATCAGGTCAAGCAAGGCCGTTCCTGGACAATCGAGCTATGCCCTAAACTAATTACCTTACAGCGATATCCGTATCGCGGACCATTTTACACAGAGGAGCAATGCCGTGAGCAACGTATTTAGAGACCAAGCAAAATTTATGAATGCCTGTGGGCAAACAGTAGGCGATCGGAATCAGGATCAATTTGATTTATATCTTAAATTGATACAAGAAGAAGTAGGAGAACTACAAACAGCAGTAGATCAAAACGATCGTGTAGAACAATTAGACGCCCTTATCGATATTATAGTTGTAACTGTGGGTGCTGTACAAAGTCTCGGAGTCGATGCCGAAGGTGCGTGGAAGGAAGTTATGAGCACAAATTTTTCTAAGATTGATAGTTTGACTGGTCGTGTTCGCAAGCGTGAAGATGGCAAGGTCTTGAAGCCAACTGGATGGCAACCTCCTCAATTATCAAAATATATTAACCGAGAGTAAATTATGAAAACACGAGAACAGCTTATCACTAGCATGTGTTATACCTGGAGACATGATTACGGTATTGTTAAAGATCCGGCCCACAAAGATCGCCCCGGTATGACAGATTTTATTGATACTATTTCAGCCGGTATGTATCAACAGGAACGCGAATCTCTGTATCGTCAAATGGCACAGATATTCGATAACGATATTGCTCCGCATATGGAATTCAAAACTGTAGCAACATCACGTAACACTTGCGGGAACGACTAATGAGCTTGCATATCAATCGATTTATTGATCGCCTTAAAGCAGCAGATGCTAGACAGCAACGAGATTTTACTATGAGTATGACCGATGCTAAGGATTTACTTGCAGATATCACCAAGTTACTGTTGGCTCTTCAGAATTTACATGAACAAAACACAGTAACACCGGCAGCCAACCCTACTACAGACCTGGAGATCAACGGTGGCTCATTCTAAAAACTGCTTACATTATTGATAAATAAATGTAGGAGTTTAATGAATGTCAAGACCTAAACCTGAAGTGTTAGTTGAGCTTACAAATAAAAGTACTTACAAGACTGAACAGGTCTTGGCGGCCGATGGAATATGGGCAGTGTTCTTTGATCACAAGCCCATCAATCTTAAAACCTCTAATCTCCTGGTACAGTACCCAGGGCCCAAGTACAAGAAGGTTTCATTTTCTAATCAAGGGCATGCCATCAACTTGGCCAAGAAGTTAAACACACAATTCCGCACAGATAAGTTTTCAGTTGTGCTGCTCACACAAGGGGAGACTGTGTTCCCCCATGTCAAAAAGTAAACTAACCAAACGCCTTGTAGAACTATTGCCGGAGGATCATCGGATCACTCCGGAAGAAGCCATGCTGCATTGGTATACCAACATCCGCAACAATGGCGGATTTCGTCTGACTGTATTTGGTTATCAAGCTATGAAAATATTAGGTCTAGAATCTTGGTCAGTTGAACTTACAGATATCAAGATCACAATGGATAAGACCATGCTGCTGGCGTTAGACCATAAGTTGACCTATCCTTATTTTATCGACTATAAGAAAAAAGCAATAATATTCTATTCCAGCAAAGAAGCCATGATGGCCACCATGTATGGCAGCATCAAAAATTGGCTAGACCAAATGCCACAGCGACGGTCTGTCCCTTAACTGTTGTTTTTCTGCGGTACAGTTGACCAGTTACTGTCATTTTGTTATAATTATAAATGTAAACTGTAATCCAAGTTAGGCACAGGCAAATGTCGTTATTAGAACAACCTAGTTTAGCAGTACTAATTGATTGTTGGGATGAATCCAGAGCAATTGGTACCTACGACCAGCTTGATTTGAAATCATATCGGAATTGTATGCGGTCTATTAAATCGCAATGCGAGAACAATCCTTGGATAAAAGCCATTGCAGTTGCAAGTTACGGCAATGCAAATAATCAAATTTCTGTAGAACAACCGTGGTGGAACACCGCCGAAAACTTTTTCTTTAATGAAACACGCTGGGATCGACTTAGAAGTACATGGTTATCATTTGATCATATTGAGCATCATGGGACACATGAATATATAAGAACAATAGAAACCAGACCGGATCAGGTTATATTTTGTGCATTTGATATATTGCATATCATGTATTATTGTAATTTTATCAACCCTTCTATTAGAAATATCTACTTCTTTGGTTCTACGTGGGACAGATGTGTTAAAATAAGATCCGTAGGATGGGAAGAAGTTAGCAGTTTGAATCACCATAATTTATTTCAAAATAAGCAGAACTTACTAACCGATCGGGATTGCATATTTTTAGAAAAAGGCCCGGTACATTTAATAGATCCCTGGCAACGAGCAACAGGCAGTACTTTTATTTTAACTGAAACAGTAGTTTAACAACTTTGCAAACTTTGGAGCTGTACAATGAACCCCAATAATATTGATCCCAGAATGTTTCTTACTATGAATAGTAAACAACTTAAAGAATGGGTGAGTGACAAGAGCGTAGATGAAATCTTAGCTGCTCAGCAAGCTATTATGGCAGAGATCGGTCGACTGCGAGAAGATATTTTGGATTCAATCGATGATGATATGCAGGACGAAGACCAAGACCTGTCAGAAGCTAACACAGTTATCAATCGAATCCGAGCCATGTAATGACCGAAGATCGTTCGACTAAACCCAGCAGCAGCCCTGAACGTAATACTTTCCAAAAGGAAAATTACCTAAGGCGTTGTGACATAAATGGCGAAGAGCCCAGTCCAGACTATCTTGACATGTGGGAACAAGATAAACAGCGGGATGTCAAGTGGTGTCAACAGACGCACGAGAACGACTTGGAATACGATCTGCGTACCAGTGAATACATGCTGACACGAGTTCGCGGCAGCAAAAACTACGCACAAAATCTATATGCTGCCATGTGCAACAGAGAGTTCCAACGCAACGACACATGGCCTATTTTAACTGATCGAAAGTGGTCGTGCAGTTGGAGGCGT